TTGTAAGACAATTTTATTCAGATGTGAGCAGCGTAAGAATCTCAAGTCCAAGCCCAAGTGTGGTAAGGGTGCGATATTTACTTGGAAATGGTGTTATACCGGAAAGTGAGTCAATAAATAGATTAAAAGAATATCTATCAAGTCCAAGTATTAGGCCACTTACGGACAACATAGAGGTTCTTGCTCCAGTTAAGAAAACATACGCTATCAATATTACTTACTATGTTAATTCAAGTGATCAGAGTAGAGCGGAAAGCATACAGTTAAAAGTGCTTTCCGCAATAAATGATTATATCAATTGGCAGAAAAGTGAAATCGGCAGAGATATAAACCCGGATGTTTTAAGGCAGAAAATTTTAAACGCAGGGGCAAAAAGGGTAGATATAACTTCGCCTGTTTTTACAATTGTTGATGAGGATTCTGTCGCAAGCTTGGAAGCTCAGTCGGTGACATATGGAGGACTTGAAAATGATTAAATATAAGGATGCGGAACCTGCATCGGTATTGCCTTATATATTATCCTCAGATCCTGACATAGCTTCTATAAGCTATGCATATAAGAAAGCAATGAAAAAAATGATAGATACATCTGTGCAGACAGTACTATATGCAGATATTGATTGTATGGATGAGGAATTGCTTGATTTAATGGCTTTGGAATGTCGAACTCAATACTATGTGGAGAGTCTGCCGATTGATACTAAAAGAAAGTTGATAAAAAATTCATTAATCTGGCACCAGAGAGCAGGAACTACAGGGGCGGTAAATGAGCTTATAGATGCTGTACTTGGAGAGGGAGAAATAGTGGAATGGTTTAATTTCGGGGGAGCACCCGGAACTTTTAAAATATTAACTTCTGCTAAATTAAATGATTCTTCGCTTAAACAGTTTCAAAATATTATATCTAAAGTTAAGAATATAAGCTCCTCTCTGATAAGTGTTGAGCAAAGTTGCAAAATCGATGTGGATTTGTATGTAGGAGCAAGTATAGTTCAATCAATGAAAACTGTAATCAAATGAGGAGGATAAATGGCAAGTTTTAGAAGTACGGTAGTGACGAACACAGGTATAAGAGTGATAAATACTGCATTGGCAAATAAGCAAGAACTAAAAATTAGTAGTATAAAGTCAGGAAATGGAGTTTATACAGGCGGTGAAAATTTGGAGAATGCAACAGGACTTAAAGACCTGAAAAACAGTTTTCATGTAAAAAATATAAAGTTGGTAGATGATGTCACAATAAAGATACAAGCCTTAATAACAAATGATGAAATTACAGTTGGATATGATATCACTGAGTATGGGATATATGCAGAGGTTGATGGATCAGAAAAGCTGATCGCAATAGCTACTGCAATAAATGCAGATTTTATTCCTAGTAAAGAAAGTTCTCCGGCATCAATACTTCTTGAGATATACCTGAAGGTATCAAGAGCTAAAGAGATCCACTTTAGCTATACAGTGCCTGAAGGAGTATATGCAACAGTGGCTCAGATGGAAGGACTTATAGATAAAGATAGTGGATTGGTAGCAGAAGCAAAGTTGCCTGATGCCTGGCTTGAAAATGTTTCTATAACAGATATAACTGAAATAGGTTCAAAGCGAACAATTAAGAGCACATTAAGTGCTTTAGTGGCAGGCCTTAAATTCGTGGTCAACATGTTAAGTAAGACTACAGAAGTATGGATGAGGGCAAATGCATTCACACAAACAGCACCATATACTCTGAGAATTGAAATGCCCGGGATGAAGTCAACTGATACTCCGATAGTGAGTCACTTAATTAATAACGGAACAACTGATGCAAATACTATTAAAAGGCTGTGGAAGTCGTATGACTGCATAGACCGAATAGATACCTATGATGGATATATGATAGTTTCTTGTTACAGAAAAAGACCGGAGGTAGATGTACTGCTTGGAGTGAAAGGGAGGTAGTTCGTGGCAAAAGCAATATTAATGAAGGGTGGTTCCGGGGGAGTAACATCAAGTGATGTGACAGCCTCTAAGGCACAGGTCCTGCAAGGATATAGGACCATTACTTCAGATAGCGATGATGAGGTAGCTGAAGGCACAATAAAATCAGTAGATACGAGTGCGAACAATTACAGGATAAACAAATCTGTGAATTGTGGCATAGATAACTGGAGCGATGCGACTAACCCTGTGTTTTATGTAGATTTCCCACACGGAGATGCGTTTTACAATCGCCCAGACGGGCATCCTCATGTCTGTATAGATGCAGATAAGTTAGGCAACGCCACTGCGGACAAAGTGGTGGCAGGCAACACTTTTACGAGCAAAAATGGAGTGGCAGTACAAGGACAAATAGCCGATAGAGGATATGGAGGGGCTGTAAGCTACTTGCAAGGTAGAGAAGATTGGGCAAATCGAATCTGGTTGCTTTTCAAAAATGGGTGGTATCACCGCGAACCTTTTAATGATGGTCAAGGCCATATACATGAAGCGTTTGTGTATGTGACATATGAACAACTAAAGAATTTATTTGGAATTGACGCATCTAAGATGTTACAAGGATATGATGTAGCAGGCGTACCGGGTGCAATCCCTAAGTGGATTTGCACTACAGGTGGTGTGATTACGGCTTTAAATAATGAGGGATTTGTGTGGGATGACTCTTCTGGTGCAAATAGAGGCAGAGGCATTGTAGTAAGAATACCGGACAAACACTTTATACAAGATGCGAGCTATGTTTTTCTAGCAAGTCCAAATTTTTATCCTCAGAATTTAGTAAAGAATATAAACATTAATGGCGTAACAGGAACAAGAGATTATATTGACTTGATAAGTCCTACATGGTTGTCAGATGCAACTCTAAATTTGCAGGTGAATACTGTAGAGAAGGAGATTCATATCCCAAATAAGTTCCTGCAATATAATGGGCTATTTATGAAAGTTATAGTTTGGGGCAGTACACTGGATGGATATTATAAGGATTCAAATGGAGGTGCTTGCCCTTGTGTTTTAGCTGTGACAAATTGGGATGGTGGAGCCAACTTCACAATAAAAGTGGGAGCAGCTATGTTTTATGGAACATTGGAAAGACAAGGAAGTGGATTTAATGATTTTAAGCTGAGATACAGAGGTTCATTCGCTTTTAATTTGTCACTGAATTTTTTAATAACAGAAGGCTTTAGCCACCAGTGGGCCGGAAATTATGCTACATAAGGAGGTATAAATGAAATATACAGTATTTTACAATGGAAATAACGGAGAAATTGTATTCTCAACTACGCTTCCGTTAGATATTGAGAATATGAAAATAGCTGAGTTTGACGTGGAGAATGGGAAAACTTTAGTAAGTGTAGATGTCAGTAAGAAAGAACATTCTATAATTGCTGAAGATAATCCTATCAGTGAAACCGCTAAAAACAGTAGCAGGATAACTACGCTTGAGAAGGCAATGATGGACATGCTTGCTTCTCAATTTGGCGATGATGAAGAGAGTGGTAAATAACAATGATATGGCTATGTACAAAGCTATACATATTATTAGGTTATATTATTTGTTTTTCAGAAAGAAAGGAAAAAAATATGAAGTTTAAAAATTTAGCATTATTTTATGTACAGTTGATTTTGGATGGAAAGTGCACTTATTCAGATGTACCTAAGCGATTAAAGCCATATGTTAAGCAGGTCGCTATTGATTTAGGAGTTTGGGAAGACATAGAGAGTAATGCTCAGGAGCATCCTGCCACACCTTCAAATGCTGACTAAAATTAATGAAGAAGTACCTTGGCAACAGGGTGCTTCTTTATTTTAGATTTCAAGAAAGGATTAAACCATGATTAAAATTGGACAAGCAAGCCGTGACGAGCGTGGAAAGTATAGTGGAGGTAAGGCAGGAGATCAGGACCAAAAGGAAGTAGTGATTAGAGAGTGGTACAATCGTCCTTGGAATAAAGTTCTCAGACCGAAAAATTCTGCGATTGCAGGAAGAATAGCTGCTGCTATGGAGGATGCATGCAGAAACGACAATATTGGATATGATCAACATGAGCGAACTACTTTATATGATCTTTGCAAGGCAAATGGCTGGAATATAAAAGCAGTAAATATGCCTTGTGAGACCGACTGCAGTGCACTGGTTGCAGTTTGTGTAAATTCAGCAGGAGTGAGAGTATCCGGAAGTATCTACACAGGAAATGAAGCTGCTGCATTGTTAAAGACAGGTGAATTTGAATTGCTTGAAGCACCTAAGTATCTTATTACCGATGAGTATTTACGAAGGGGTGACATTCTTTTGTATGAATTTCACCATA